ACGTCTTTCGGTGTGAATCGTTCCTTACCGCCAACGTTGAACAGGGTTGAAATTGTCTGCAAACGGTCGGCATACAAACCCATAATGTAGGCGGCAAATCTGATGAAATCTGGTGTGGTTACTGCTGCGGCTGCGGTAAGGTGTGCGCCCGTCTTATCGTTGTAAAGTTTCAACAGGTTCACGCAACGAACAGTACTAGCACTTGAATAGTCAACAGTTTCGTGTGTTGACGGTACGAAACCGAATGCAGTTTTGTCGGCATTCAAAGTTTCTGCAATCATATTGTTAATTGTGCGCATAACAAGCGCATCCGTCTTGATAGTCATTGACTTCTCAACTGCTGAGTAAATCATAGACAAGAAACCGTTCAACTGCTCTGCGCTGCTGAAAGATTCCTTTACTTGTCTTTCAGTAATTGAAACAGGAACTTCAAAAGTTACCTTTGAGTTGAAGAACTTAGCGGAAACGGTCGGTTTGTGGAACACGTCTTGTTTGTACTCTGTACCGTCTTTAAGATTCCACGTGTCGTTTTCCTCAGCCTGTGGAACGTCAGCGGAAATCTTTTCCAAAACGCTTCCAAATTCCCACGCATCCATAAGAACACTCGGAACTTTACCCGAATAAGGGCGGTTCACGAAAACAACCTTACCGATGTGGTTCACCAACGATTTAACATAGTTGTCAACCGCATTTTGGTTGAACACTTCGTTACCCAAATCAACAACCCCAGTGAGGTCTTCATTCACCAAATCGGTTCTACCCAAAACTTCACCCGATACGGTGTTAACTAAACTATAAATCTGTTTTACATCCATTTTTATAAAAATTTTAGTAATTAATAAATGTCAATCGTTAACTCTTTTGCAAGTTCTGTTATAACTTGCGTTTTGAAATTAGTTTTGCGCAAACTCATTTCTTTTTGAATAATTTCACTAGTTGGAACACTAGACGGAACACCGTTTTTAACAACTGTTTTCGTGCCCGTTTCTTGTCTGTTCCCTGTGGAATCTCTTTGTTGTTTCGTGTCATTTCCGAAATCTCCATTGTTAAAGGTTACACTTGAATCAACTGTGCTATTATTGCCTGTTTCGTCAACGGTGTTACTTGTTGTTTCCGTTGTCTTAGACGTTACAGGGTTTAACACGTCATATTCTTTATTAAACACTTGAATCTGTTTTTGCCATTCGTCAAACTTTACTGTAATAATACTTTTTACAATATCGTTTGCAGTTTCGTTTGTAACGGCATCACACAAAGTTCTGTTTCCATATTTGAAACGAAAATCAATATCAATTATTTTTGGGTCGTCATTCCCGAATATTGATTCATACAAAACAGGAAACAGGGGTTTAAAGATTTTATCAAATAAACCGTTTTCAGTTGTGAAAAGTTCATTAATTTTCATCTTTGTTTTCTTTTTCTTCTGTTTCTTCTGTTTCTTGCGTTTCTTCTGTTTCTGTTTCCGTTTCTTCTGTTTCTTCTGTTTCTTCTGTTTCTGTTTCCGTTTCTTCTGTTTCTTGCGTTTCTTCTGTTTCGTTTTCCGTCACAGGGTCAACGTCTTCTTTATCGGTGTGTTCGTGCCCGTCTTCTGATGCTTTGAGCAACGACAAATAATTTTCGTGCTCGATTTTCCAACTTGACCCAAAAGTTACGGTTATTTCCGTGCCGAACATTTCGTTAACACGTTTCACACCCTCAACACGTTCTTTTAACATTGAATCAACAAACGGCATCAACGCATCAATATTCATTGAAACTTCTTGCGTGTTCAACCGTTCACGTTTCATATTGTAGTTTGCATTCAAACCCAAATCGTTGAACATTGATGCTTTGTAGTACTGCAACAGTTCAATTAATTGCCCGATTTGTTGGTTTCCCTGTGTCGGTGGGGTCTGTAAGTTTACACCTTTGAAAAAGGCATTTTCACCGATTACAGAAAAATCACCGTTCAAAATCTTCTGTAAGAATGATTCTGCGCTTTGTTTGGTCTTGTCGTCACTTGCCGAAATCAACATAGTGATACGGGTTAAAATGCTAGCCAAATTCAAAGTTATTGTGGCATCCGTGTAAAGTACACCATATTTGCCGATAATAGGCAAAAGCGAATCCGCAAACGGTGTGTTATTGATAACGACAATATCCTCATCAATTTTGAACGTCTTGTTCAAATTTAGCCACGGGTTTGCAACAACGTAATCTTTGCCGTGATAATAGGCATCACATTCGCCACCCCGTGTGCCCTGTAAAGCGTACAAATTACCGTCAACTTCTGCGATTCCAACGTTACCCGTTGTTTGAAGAATCTTTTCAAGTTCAATAGGCGGCATTGTTTCGGGTGTGCCCGTGTAAACAAACATTTTTGAAGTCATACAAAGAACACGTTGCATAAATGTGAATAATGCAGAATCTTTGTTTTTAACTTCTGTTTGAAACCTGTTATATAAGTTTTCTTTTTCCATTTACTTAATCAAAGTTTTAATTAAGGTACAAAGTTCTGTTAACACTTTCGTGTTGCTTTGTACTGTTTCGTTTAACTTGTCAGTTTCGTTTTGGTGGCGTTCGTTCTGTTTTTCCATATAATAGAAAAGTGCAACACACACCGCAACAGGAAAACCAACGTTGCTAATAAGTGAAATTATTCCGTTTACATCCATATAGTAATTTTTAACTTTGTTATTTAACGGTGCAAAGATAATAACTTTATTTGGTTTCACCAAATAAAACGGGGGAAAATTGTTCCACGTGAAACATTTTTAACCCCCGTTAACAGTCATTAAGTAATAATGTTACTGCGTGCACTCGCCATTAAATAGTTACGCACGATTTCACCAATTTCGTTACTTTGATAAAACACCTTATCCGTTGCGAAATATCTAGTTATCTGTGATTCTAGATACGTTGCAGTACTCAACAACTTTCGTTTGTAGTTTGGTTTTCCGTTCATATTCAACGAATAAATCAAACTATTTTCTGTGTCCTTAATCGGTGTTGTTTTGTTGTGAATGTAAATGAAATTATTCACCCCGTTTTCTTTGTCCTCAACCTGTATCACGTTACCCTGTAACGTCATTTCGTTAAACTGAATATAGAAGACAAACAACACGTCATTCGGTTTATATTTAACGGGTAAATGTGGATATGCTGCTAGTTCCCATTTACCGCCCGTTATCATCTGCAAATTTTCATTGTCGAAACAGAAATATTTGTTACTTGCCTTATGTTTGACAATAGTACTACAATATTCAACGGCAACGGTAGCACCGTTTTCGCCAAACTTGTATATGTCAATAGTTCCCTGTTCCATTATTCGTACCTGTTTCAATCCCATTTCGGTAAAATACGGGCAAAACTGATTCACCGTGTTACCTAACATAAAGACTTTAACATCATTTCTTTGACGAATAATTGTGCTCAACAGGTTCATATATAACATAAACTCATCGGGCAAATAATAACGTCTTGTAAGGAACTCATCGAAAACAATAGTAGTTATATTCGGGTAACTGCTAGATTTTTCGTGTTCCTGTTCTGAAAGACAAAACCCATAACAGAACGGTGTGTTTTCGGGCACACGTTTTTTAGTTTCGGGGTCATAGAACGAAAGAAACCATTTACCCGAAACGTAAAACACTTCGTTAAACTTACCGTCTGTTAATTCCTGTATCACTCCATTCGCAACGTGATTTGCAAACAAACTTTCGGCACGTTTGCCCCTCAAATCCTCACGCCAACGCCTAATATATGCCATTTGTTTACCTGTGCGCAAATATTCCTTTATTCCATACAGTAACGTTGCATAAGTCTTGCCGTTGGAACGTTCACCGAAAATCACGTTGTAATCTGCATTTTTTGACAAAATACGATTCAACGTGTAAAATTTTGGTGTTTCAATTTTTTCTTTTTTCTGTTTCATATTTATTCTTTCTTTAATCTGATTCCCATTAAATAGTTTATATAAAGAACTGAAAGACTTAAAGTGTACCCCGTTGGTTCTAAGTGTACCCCTGTGGTCGTATCGTAACTTGAAACGTTCCCCTTATAGTCTTTTATCGTTCCCGTTTGTTCGTAATCTATATATGTATGAATATTCTTACCTGTTGCACTCGGTGGAATATCTAGATAGTTAGTAAAGGCATCGAACACGCCATTTTCACCGTATGTTTCCACCATATAGGGTATAGCAGATTTTTTGTTAACACCCGAAACGGTCATAGAGTAATTATAATTTTTTCCGTTTACAGTAAGGGCGTTTTCTTCTTCAACCATATATCTCTTAGCACCCAAAGTTTTAAAACGGGTGTAACGCCCCTCATAGTCCCACACGCCCAAAGGTTTTGCGATTCCCTTTATTGTGACGGGTTCAACCTTTTCAAATGGTATTTTGTGGAACTTACATGCGGCACGCAATTTCTGTTGTGCTAAATCGTTGTATGCCTTAAAATATTCTTTGTGGGCATCCCCGTTCATTATTTTAACGCTATCGGTATCACTATAAATATAATCGTCACCGCATTCAGAAATGCCCGTAAAAAGGTTTCTTCTTGCATAGGCGGTAACATAGATACCCCACGGGTAAAATAAAAAGCGGTTTTTGCTATCGTTGTATTTATTGAGCATTTCTAATTGCTTTTCGCCTGTAAGGTGTTCCACATCCCAATTTTCACCGTCACACAAAATTTCATCACGCAACGGGTTTGTAACACACATACCATAACAACTGTTTAGCATTTCTTTGCTATTAAGATATTCCACTTCTTTACCCTTTACACCTTTAAGTTTCGTTTTCATTTCATACAGGTGCAAAATTGATTCCACAAATTCGGTCGGTAAATATTCTTTTCGGTAACAAATCATTCGCCCGATTCTTATTTGTTCCCACGTGTAAAACTGTGAAAACACTTTGTAATCTATTTCGGTAATTGTCATACATATTTTACTAGCACAAACCAATCTACCGTTATTCTCGGAAACGTTTTCTTTGACGAAACATTTACTTACCGATATGGGGTTTTCGTTTTCTGATTTCGCAAAAATGTTTGTAATCTCTATATCGAACACGCAACAAAATTTGCTAGTCATAAACTCAAATTGTTTCATAGACTTTACAGGAACAAAAACGCCTGTGCTCATAGGGAATTTTTCTGAAACCATAACATACGGGTAACTGCTAGTAAAATCGTAACTATCTACGTTTTCAATTACTTCATCGGTATATTTTGCGTTGGCGTGTGTAAAACCGCCCGAAAATGCCCTTTGCAGCATAGAAAACTCATCCAAACCCGTTATATTCAAAGAATGAATCTTATCAATATATTTAAAGTTAGGAATCGTTTTCCCTGTTTCGTCAGTTGTTTTAAAGCATACAGAACGGCAATACTTGCGAACAAAACCCGTTTTTGTAATCGGCAAACGTGTTATTCCTTTATATTGCTCTATTAATTCCTGTATATAGCACATAACAACTTTAATATCATTCAAACAGTAACCAATTTCTTTTTGGGTCAACGGTGTTTCACTGTGGCGCAACAGGCTATAGTCTAAATCCCCGACTAACTTTTCACATTTATATTTGTGGAGTTGTTCACCCAATTTCGCCAAAGAATAACCCGAAAGTAAGTAACTGCATCGGAACTCTAAACCCGTTTTAGTTATGCCGTAAATCGGTTTTCTGAGGTCTATAGAAAAAACCTTTTCCCAATCTAACAATTCACGGAAAAATTGGAACTCATACGACAAATTGTGAACGTAAATAATAATACGCTTTTTTGGGCAAAGTTTCAATATATCCACGATTTCGGCTAACATCTGCAAAAATTCATCCCACGTTCTACCGATAATGCAAAAACCATTTATTCCAAATTGCCAAACATACATTAAAGAACATTTTTCCATTTTGGTTTGTTTGCCACCTAATTTCATATAACGTTCATAACTGTATGTTTCCCCGTCTTCATCCCTGTAAAATGAAGTAGTTTCAATATCGAAAGAAACAGGCACATTAAGGAACTTTTCGCCCTTATTATTGCCTGTAAAATTCTTTTCGTTCACCGCCAAAGATAAAACCTTTGCAATATCTTTTGGCGTGAAAACTTCTGTTTGTAGTTCAAAGGGTATCTTTTTCATTATAAACCGAATTTTTTGAAACCATCCAATATTTTTTGAATCTTACTTTCTACCATTTCCCCGGCATTATCAATATCGTTTTGTAGCGAATCGGCAATTTTAACGGCATCACTTTCGATTTGGTCGGAAACGTCACGTGATTCCTGTTCAAGTTCACCCGTGAAATCTTTGTACTGCATTAAGTATTGTTCCAAAAACTTTTGGTCTGATACACTAGCAATTTTGCCAACTAAGTTATTTTGCATTATTGAAAATTCTTTGTCGGTCAAATTGTACGTTTTCTTTAGGTGTTCGGCATATTCACGTGTACCGCTAGCGGTTGATGTCGGTTGTTGCAAGAAAGAAATCGCTTTTGCATATTCTATCTTTAAATCGTTCCAATCGTGTTTCATTGAAAATTTTGCAAATCCCTTTATATCACCTTTGTTTAAGGCAATAACAGCAGGTGAAACAATACCCGAATTTTCCACGTTCTGTATACGTCTGTTTGCCTGTTGGAACACACGTGCAATTTCTTTTCTCAATTCGGGACTTGATTCAATAGCGTTTATTACTTTTTTCTTTATATGTACTTTACTGCTAGCAGAAAAGGTTCTTTTGCTAAACCCTATAGGATTTTTCTTTGCCATAACTTGTTAAATTTTAAATGAAACAAAAACGGGGGCAACAATAAACAAAGTTACTGTTTACCCCCGTGACGTTATCCACCCTTTACCCTACGAAACTACTTATCTACAAAGGTAATACCGTAACACTTTTTGGCGTGCGATTCATATTCGTAAATTGTGTAACCAACTTTGTTGGCTTTGATAGCATCCACCGCCTCACTATCTGCGAGAATCTCACGAATCGTGTCACCTGTGAACTGTGGTAAGTTCACCAATCGTTTATTTTCGGCATCAATAATAACAGGCGAATCCCCCAACTGTGATTTGTGAACGTACAAACCATTAATAGGATGCACAACGTCACCGCCACCCTCATTCTTACTGTTGAAAATGTCGGTCAACTTCACAAACGGAAAATCGGTTGTATCAATACCGAAACTTGTTTTGTTGAACTTACTTGCAAAACTAAAACCTTTAGCCATAACTTAAAACCTTTAAACGTTAAACTTCTGTTGTCTTTTGAACGCCTGTAATTACTTTACTTCGTTCATACCGTTTGCAGCTGCAAACTCATTTAACCACTTCTTAAAGCGGTTCAACTTGATAACCGCCTTATCGTCTTTTGCAACTTCGTTTGAAGTCATCAAAGCGTTAACACTTGTAATACAGTTGAAAACAGTTTCATTAAAATTTTCGTTCATAACTTACCTAATTTAAATTGTTAAACTTATATTGTTTCTAAATCACGGTGCAAAGATACGTCTTTTTCCAATAACCACCAAATTATTTTAGTTAAAAAGTATTAAAGAATAAAATTAATATCTGTTAACACTTCTTGTTCCACGTGAAACAGTTTTCGGCATCCACCTGTTTGTTCCACGTGAAACATTCACTTTGCCAACGTTCCACGTGAAACATCATTTTT